GATGTAAATGGTACATCTATGTGGGGAGGTTCAATGTCATCTAGACCTACAACTGCTGCAGCGCTTTCTGTCGGCATAGGTAGAAATTCTGATAAAGGTTCAAATTCTGAATTTTCTATAAGAATGTACTATAGGGTGAGTCCGGTTTTAACGTATAACGGAATTTCAACACTAAGGCCAGGGTCATAGTCAGTGTCTATTATACAGATGTTTTTTTCTTTTGAATACTTAATGAAGATGGATTTAATATGGCGGGAATTTTAGATAAGAAAACAAGAATCCTAGATTCTGTTGTAACAGAGATAGGAAGACGACAGATTTCAACTGGAAGGCTTAGAGTAGAATTTGTGTCACTCACAGATTCAGCAACATACTATGAAGCTGATGAATTCAATGGAAGTGTAGACCCAAGAGAGAGAATATATTTCGAAAGTCCCGGAAAAAGAAAGCAAGATTTTATAACTTTTGAGACAGACGATTCTGGAAATCTTTTGGGATTTCCTATAGACACTAAGCTGAGCATAGTCGGTGATGAGCTATTTGAAAACGAGCCAACATCATCAAATGTAAATAGCTCAAAATTTGTCAAAAAGAGCGGAAAGTTTGCAAGTCTATCCGCTGGAATAGTGACGTCTTCAATTAATCACTTTAAAGAAAACTATATGATTGGATCTCTACTGGGTGAAGAAACATTAAGCAGAGAGTTTAAATTAAGTAAAAATAATTTAAACTTTAAGATAACAAACTCATATCCCTTTGAGAATACTCCGCAAAAATCAATTTCAGATATAGACTCAGTTGAACCTCTTTTCATGGACAAGAGGCTTTCACATATTCCTAATTTTAAATTTTTGCCTCCACTTTTAGTAGAGCCACGTCGAGAAAAATTTAGCTTACGGGCTATGCGAAGAAGGCGTAGACGCACAAGACAAAAAGTTTTTTTAGGTAATTATAAACCTATTAATGAACAGCAAAGAGAGATGACCTATAGACAATTAATGAATCATCTTAACGGCCCGAAGGCGCGCGGTGTAGATCCTGATGATCTTGATGGGCCTCCAGATAATGATTCTCCTTTTAATCAAAGTAATAGGTCTGCAAGAAGAAGATCAAAAAAAGATGATGTCGATCTGCCAGATGCATCTATATCTCTAAAAAGAGCAAGAGAGATAATATTGTTTTCTGAGACTTCGGAGGATAATAATATTGTTATGCAAATGTTTGAAACTAATGATCAAAAGTTGAAATTTAAAAAATTAGATGTAATTGATTTTGGAGAATTTTCTACGCAACATAGTAAAAGACCTAATAAGCATATATTTTTTGCAGGAAAAGTTTTTCTTGACAGCTTTGATGTCCCTACATACGTTAACTTGTTTACCATAGTGTTAGATTAATGAGAATTAAAAAAAATAAAAAATTTCAAATTTTAAGAAAGCCAAGAATAGATGAATCTTATATAGTCAAAATTAGAAGAAGAAAAAGCTATATAAAAAAAAGCAATTCATCTAACACCACTATTGTTGGAAATCAAATTCCAAGAAGATCTTTAATATCTCAAGTACGTGAAGAGTATTATAGATATAAATTTTATTTTGTTGTAGATTTTAAAAAACTTATAGAACTGGAAGATAAAATAAAAGTTAGAGTTAGCGTTAGGGTAAATCAAAAACAAAAACGATACTCTATGTTTAGTGATTTATCAAACACGACTTCAAAAGGCCTGGTTGCATCACTTTATGGAAAAAATAAAGACATAAGAAGCGACATCGCAAATTCAGACAGAGACGGTTTAATAAGAAGAAAATATATCAATCCGCTTAGATCGATGAATCCTAAAAAGCTTAAGAATAGAAAAAAGCTAAATGATAGAGAATTGTTTGGAACAATAACCTCTACAGAGACAGTTAATATGAGGGCAGCAAGAAGAGCAGGAAAAGATGTCCAGCTAGCACAAAAATCAGTAAATACTTCTGATCCATATATGATAAATTCTAGAGGATTTTCTTCTAATTACGAAAAATGCTTCACAGTCGGACTTGATCCCGCATCTGTTCTATTTGGGACAGATGATGAAACACCCGCAGACCCTAGAAAATCTGGTACATTTGTAAGACCCAGGCTAAATTCAGGAAGATTGGCAAAAGATTCAGTAATGTTTTCAATGAGAGATGCATTTCAAGACACAGCAACAGTAATTTCAACTTCTCAGCTAGAGACTGACGGAGATGTATCTATTAATACAAAAAAGATACACAGGATTAGATTGCTTTCTACAATAATGATGTTAAAAAGAAGTGAAATAGGCTCAGGAGGAGAGTTTTTTGTTATCTTTGATCTAATAAATTCTAAAGGATTAATCCTTCAGACACTCAAGATGAAAATAAATCATGCAGAAAATATTAGTGATTATTATGCACCAAAATCTTTAGTTGAATCAAGACTTGATCAGTCTATGATGTCAAATAAAAATAGTGCTAGAATAACACTTGTAAGAAGAGATAGAAATATAATAGCCTCTGATATCTATATTAGAAATGTAAATGAAATACTTCCGCTATCTGTTTCATCATTTTCTAGATTTAAAAGAATAAAATTTAAAAGAGGGCATAGATCATATTCTCAAAAACAAAGATTTGCTCTAACACGAAACGATGGAACAATGACAATAATGAGAGCTGTCGCTGTATCAAAAACAGGAGATGTCTACGGAGGGTTTACATCGTCGACAGTGACAAGACAGTCATTCGTGCCGTATGCAACCTCTCTATACACCACAGTAGTATCAGAAAAGGGCATAAAAGTCGAAGTAATTGATTCAACAAAAAACGTCATCGGCGTGTGTTTTGAAAAAAGAAACGTCTCAATAAAAGAAAAACATTTTAAAAGAATATATAACTCACACGGCGGAGACAAAGAATACGAAGCAATGTCTGTAAATCAGTCTGGTATTCCAATGGTTAGATCTCGTGGAAATAGAAATATAAATTCTTTTGCCATAGTAGATGAAAATGTAAAAGAAGGACAGCTATATGAATATCGAGCAAGACTCTATTTAGACACTGGGATAACTAAAGACTCAACACTATCTAGATTTCAAGTTTTTACCAGGCCGATGGGTTTTCTAAAGTTAGTGATAGCAAATAAAAAAGTAAAAAGATCAAAGTTTTCATCTAAGGTATCTGAGATAGTTCAAGGATCGCCAGTATCAGTCACGTTTAATATAGCATATAGCTTTCCATCGACAGATTCAACAGAAATACTAGATGCTTTATCAGCAGCTGGATTAGATGATTTATATAGTGATGATCTCGATGATATAAAGGCATCTCTTAACAATCTAATATTTTTTACTGTTGAAAGATACAATACTAAAACTGGTGAAACATTTTATTTAGGAACATTCCCGACAGAAAAAACAATAGTTGATGACGGAGCAAGCACAAATGCACCGTCACCTTTGACAGGTCAAATTTACAAATATAGAGCTACAGCATCACTAGTGTCTCCTGAAGAAGCAGTTACATTTATCAAACAAAAGAATTCTAATTCTACCACATCTTTTACATCTACATCTAATATAAGAGATCCCTCTAGAATAGCTACAATTAGAACATCTGCTATATCTGATGCAGCAGAAGCCACTTCTGAAGCTGCAAAAACAGCTTCATTTATATTGAGCAAGTCAAGAAAGTCATTTAGCAAGTCTTCATTTAGCAAAGGAAATCTTAAATCTGATCAAGCAACAGTGGCATCTGTAGAGACAATAATGAGTGAATTTTCAACCGGAGATTTTTTAGACTTTACTGTAAGAACTGGTGCAAAGAGAGTTAGGGTAAAACAAGGGAGGATTTCAATTGGATCTCGAGCTGGACCGATTGTAAAGTGGATACCTACGATTAGAGGCGGAGGTGTAGGTCATTTAATTGATTTTTTTGTTATAATTGCAACCAAGCAGGGATCAAAATATGTTGCAGGAACATGCACAAACATTCCCGGAGAGACATGTAGGTTTGTTGATCATAAAAACAAAAATTTTATTGGAAGAATAACGTATGCTATAATTCCAGTATTTCTTGATGGAAATATTGGAAATGAAACAATTGTAGGATCCACAAGGCTGATTAATAGAAATGATAAATTTAGAAGGGGAAACTAAATGGCTATAGGAAGCAAAAAATCTCTTGGAAAAAACTCAATGTACGTACAGGCCAAAAAGGGAGGCAAAGGTGCTTCACGTAAAAAGTCTGGATCTACATCTTTAAAATCAACGGGAAGGTCGTCAAAAAAATCTTCTAGCACATCAAACGACTCTATTAATACGAATGCAGGAAATGATTTTTATAGCAAGTTTAAAGACACATCGCTAGAGTCACAGCTAACACAGCGAGGATTTTCTTCTATGCGACCTGAAATTGTCGGAGCATTCGAATTCATTCCACCAGTGTCTTCAGACGTCGACGATGTTTCTCAGAAGGAGGGGCAAGTAGTATACGATACAACATCATCAGGCGAGCTTATCGATATGCAAACCCAGCTCAAAGCTTTAAGATGTTCACAGACCATGAGCTTTCTAATAAAGAAAATTGGCCTAAAGACAAATCGAAGAGGATATAAAACATGGTGGAGGCACTTGAACGGCAACTATACAGACACTGTGTGGAAACCTTTTTTTAATGAAATGGTTAAAGCTAAGTCTGTTCTAGATTTTCTATCAGCAGCACTACTTTTGACAGATTTTGCAACTGTCACAGATATAAAATTAAACAGATACCTTACTGTAAACAATGCTACCGGTGCCGTTGGTCACCGTGATTTATCCAAAAGCGTAGCTGGAATGATGAAAATGTATAGTGGAAATTTTATTAAAAATAAAGCTCCTGGAAAGATGTCACTCAATGAATATTTGACAACATTTCTCCAGTACCCAGAAGAATATCTCCAGAATGTCTCTAGTTCTGCCTTGATGATGCAACTATTGGCAGATACAGCGTCAAGAATAATCTACCCTAAAACATCATTTTCAAATTTATCAACACCTTCAGGTGATTTTGGACCAATGTGTCTGCCAGGGGTGTCATTTAAAAGCAATAGAGATTATAGAGTAACTACTCAGCTATCTCAGCTTGTAGAAACTATAAAAATAATAGGTGAAGCAGAAAAATTACTAGCAGATACGGATGAAAATGAACGATTTTTACGGTCGTTGGGAATTTCAACCCCAGCTGAAAATCCGCTTCTTGAAACTGAGGAAACAGGGACTGATTATTTTACAAAAGGTGACTTTTTTGAGTTATGGACTGTTGTAAATGATCGTAAAAATCCAAAGCCTCTCTACATTGTTGCTAGAGACTTTATGAATCACTGCGCACAGACAGCCCTAGCCATGGAGCCGGGATCAATGCCTACAAGAACCTCTACAAAGAATAGTATAAAGTCTTTACTGGGGTTCAATCCGTTTTCATCTTATGATAACATAGCTGATATAAAAACATCTTCTGGAGATGTTATAGGACTAAACGCTTTTAGAAAATCTATTGGTGACAATACAGTCGTTGCAACTTTCAACGAAGGCTGGGGTGATACAGAGTCAGGAGATATTTCTGCAATAACTGGTCAATCATATTTTGTAGACGACTTTTTTAAAAATGGCAGTGCCGGAGTTAAAGAAGGCGTTAAAAGATTCGCAGACCTCAAAGATGACTTAAAACAAGTAAAGAGAAAGCTTTATAAATTTATCAAGCCGAGAATAGCACCGAAAGTAGGCCTGGGTGCAAGCTTTGCCAATACTGTTATTAGAAAGCTCTCAGATGAGGAGGGTCGTCGCATAAAATACCAATCAGATTACTCAGGCCCTGAAGTCCAGGGGATAAATCTTGTCGGACACAGAGTTACAAACGACACTCATGGTAGAAAAGCAATAGAAGGAACAGGAACATTTTTTCAACGAATATGGAATGGAATTACAAGGGAGATATATTTTTCTTACGCAGATCCCGAGGGACCACTCCCGTCGTGGGCAGCAGATGGCGGTGACGGTGAAGGATGGTATGGAGAAGCTGTTCAATATCAAGTTTTTATGGCTGCAGCACTAGACAGAGATGTGGCATGGGCAGCATTTAGATGGTATTTAGCATATGAGAATAATCTTATAAGAGGAACTGAATCTGGTGCCCAAACTACAGACGAGTCATATGATAGGCTGGTTAATGAGTCTAGGCTTTTGACAGATGAAATTTGGAGATTTTATGAGCTTGGAGAAAAGCTCCTTAGGAATGAATCAATAAAATTTTATGGAAATGGATATGACGCTGATGAAGCACCTTTTGATATGACGTATGAGGTAGAAGGATCTCCTGGCATGGATGGATTTGAAAGCTCGCCAGCATTAGGGGGAATTGACCCACAGGCAACTATTGACAGAGCTGATGAAGGAGATAGACTAAGGACAGACTACAGCGGAGCTTTCAAAGATTCATTTTTACGCCCAGGAGACGACTACGGCCAAAAAGAATGGTTTTTAGGAATTCTCACTGGAAACAGATCAGATGTCATGGGATCAGATCAGCCTTTATCTATCTTCAAGGAGATATCTTCTGCTGTTGAAGATTGGGAAAAAATTATGATCCATGAATACGGTGTCGAAGAAAAGGTAAAAGCAGGGGCGAAAACAACAGATTTAAAAATAGACAAGTGGGGAAGGGTGATAATGGGATATATGATTGCCCTTGTTATCTTTAGAGAATCTCTAACGCTTTGTCATGTAAGACCGCCGTGGGTAGCTGGGATGGTCTATGCTTCAGACAGAATAGACTTTGGATACTCTAGAAGGGCAGTTAACTCTTTAGGATATACTCATTTGTTAAAGGCAAAGTCACTTTCACGAAGAGAAGGTCTGTTAGCTGCTGACAAATTCGGTCCTGCAAATTATAGCGAGTGGACACCTGGGTTTTACTCGACAAATTCTGACGGACTCGTTGGGACAAAGGGTGTGCCCTATGGAGATGCTGTAAGAGAAAATCTTGAAATATTCTATACATACCACATCCCGTTGCTTGAGTGGGACATGCTAGTGTGGAATAACCTATATTACATAATAGAAGTAATAGACTTAGTTGAAGAAACTATTAAAGAAATTGTTACAACATTTAGCGAGGCAGGATCAAATGATTTAATATCACAAATGAAAAAACTTCAAGATGATCCTGACTTAAGTGATCAGATATTTGATCTAATAACACCAGAGCAGGTGAGACTAGCAAGGTATGTTTACGATTCTCTTTCATCAGAAAATAGAAAATATCCATATCTACCTGCAGCTTCTGGGATTGTTCCCAACACGCCCAAGAATCTTGGAACACTATTTCGACTACCGAGCCTAGTAGATACAGATGGGATAGGTGACAAAAGAATATTTGCGATAGGGCTTCCTGCTGGGCTTGTCGAATTTTTGAGAAGATCTGCATCAAGGTCTTTGATGAGCTCTGATTTTAACACATCATCAATTGTAAAATTGTCAATATGGAGAAGGAATCTTTTAACAGAGACAACTGCACAATTGCCTGTAGAGTATCTTTTTGATGTAAAACGGTTTATGTTAGACGGCCGCCGGAATGCTCCTAAAACTAGAGAAAACACCGTTTCCAACAAACCAAGCACTCTAGACTCTGCTGTTCAATATTTTAAAGGACAGACAATCAATGATCTTTTTAAAAATGCATGTATATGCAAATACACGTCAGATGGAATAGGGTCAATATATAAAGGAACAGCGTACAGCAGTAAGACTAAAAGCATTGCATCTAAAAATGGATCTCTAGCGGCACTTTCTGATAAGATACTACCAACCTGTATAAACTATACTGGAAACTCGAAAACAATACTTGATGAAATTTTTTATAATCATGTAGTTGACTATTACTTAAAACAATATCTCAAACTAACCTCTGGGATAGATTTAAGAGAAGAGGTTTTTTGCTTTAAAAATGAGAAAACTGAGATAACTGGTCCAGATGAAAATAAAGCATCACTAAGAAAAGAATGGGAGCAAAAACTTAGAGCACTGTTTGAAACAAGGGATATCGCATCTAGTCTGACATATCAAAGAATGCTTGGAGAGCTTGATAGATCAATATTCTTGAGTCCAGAAAAATATAAAAATAGAATAATATATCCGAAAATATTTGATAGAGTATTTTGCATCTATATAGACGAGTCGATGTGGAAAGACGACGTTCCAGAGTCACAAGATACAACTGACATAGAAACAGGATCGAAATCATATGAAAATGTCTCATCTGAGAGCGAAGCAACAATTCTTAGCTTAGGCTCTGCAGAAAGTCCTACTTATTATCAGTATTATGTAACTGTGTCTATAGTTTCAGAGATTGGATCAGCATCGTAAGGAAAAAAATGGGAAAAGGAAAAAGCACTAAAAAGTTTTTTGGATCTTCTTTTGGATCGGATCAAGAATACGGAGGATATACAACAGTCCTGGAGGCAGCAGAGGCAGGCTTAGATGAATTTTCTGATGACTGGGGGTTTATAAGCTATCCAAGCACTCCAATCACGCAGATAAACATTCCAGAGATTGCAAGCGTAAAGTCAGATTTTGTCTATAATTTCTATACAAGAAATGAGAGAACATCCGGCGCAGGACAGTTTGCAGTTATAAACTTAAACAATCCTACTCAAGAAGAGAAATTTTTAAAAAAGGCAGATAGAATGCCAAGGTATAATAGGGTAAGTATCCAGCCGGCACATTTTGCAGATAATGACAAATATCTAAAAGGCTTAGCCAGCTCTCTAGGCGGGAGAATAATACATGACAATATAGAAAATCTTCAATATGAAGATGCTGTCTCTACTGAAAATTTTTCAGCGATACATCTTAAGGATGACTTTATAGATCAAGAGTTTTATGACAACCTTGAAGCATCTGTGTCATTTTTTGGCTTAGATGAGGAGACAAGCGGAAATCAGCAGGCAAAAGAGCTAAGCAACGTAATATCTGGATCAGAATTAGGAACATCAGGGCTGCAGATACAGAACTCGCTTGCAAGCGTCCAGTCTCAAGGAGTAGCCTATGCTCCGTCTGACACCAGGAGCGAAGTTTCACAGAATGCATTTACTAGCGTCACAAATTTAGACATATCAGTTATGGCTAATAACAAGCTAGTAAACAATATAATTCAAGCATCTATAGAAGATAAGTCGAATATATACGAGAATGAATTGAGATCAGTACTTGAATCATCAAAATCTATACAAGATAAAGCGATTGCAGCAGCTAATCCATCGTCTATAGACTCAGACGAATTTGAACTGACAATAGGCGGCGCAATTGAAATGGTGGTCTTAGATTCGGAGACAACAAAAGGCTTGCAAGGAGATATAGAAAATGCTGTAGAAATGAATGAAAATTCATATCCAATAGGGTACATAGTTGAGAAAATAGAGCTTGCACAGGACGGTGACGACTTTGACAGAGTAGAGCACGAGCCAATGATCCTAGAGGGCTATAAGCCTGTCAATCTTCTTGATAGAGATATACGATATGGAGCTACATACATTTATAATGTTAGAACAATAGCGCTTACTAGAGTAGAAATGTTAAGAAGAGATGAATCAGATGATGTAGAAGACCAAGTTGTTATGGCAACTATAATGGTAGCATCGGCTGGAAAAGCGACAAAAATTGACTGTCTTGAGTCTATTCCTCCCAATCCGCCCCAAAATCTAAGATTTAAGTGGGATTATGAGCAAGATAATCTAATGCTATTCTGGGAAGAAGAGCTAAACCCACAAAGAGATGTCGTTAGATACCAAATATTTAGAAGAAAATCTATACACGTTCCATTTACAATTATAAGAGAGTTTGACTTTGATATGTCCACTTCAAGAGTAGTACCTCTTGAGAAAACCCCTAAGAATCTTATAACAAAGTTTAACGGACCCAGAAAAGTTTTTAGAGATAAGAAGTTTAAAAGGACTAGCTCATATATTTACACGCTAGCAGCGATTGATGCAAGGGGGTTTTCATCTAACTATTCGATGCAGTTTAGAGTAAGTTTCGATGTATCTAGAAATAAAATAAAAATAGATGTCATCTCTAGATCAGGCGCACCTAAGCCCTATCCCAATCTATACCTTAATCAGGATCTCTTTGCTGACACGATGAAAGATTCTGGCCACACTAGAATGAGAATATTTTTTGACCCTGAGTATTATGACGTTTTTAAGACACGGACTTATACAACGTATAAAAATAAGAAGCCTGTTATTAGGAAAAATACACAATTTTTAGATTTATTATCTGATAAGTATAAGATACAAGTAATAAACATTGATAGCCAGATGAGCAAGGTTATAGATATTTCAATAAGTGACGATTCTGGAGAAATGCTTGAGATTCCTATGACAAATTCAACCTTATTAACCATTTCTTAATAACGATTTACTTCGAATACATTTTATCTGTATATTTAAAGACAGGAGCGTAAAAATGGGATTTCTTGATCAGAGCACAAATAATATCATCTTAGACGCAGTACTTACTGACTTAGGCCGTGAAGCACTTGCAAGGAATGATGGAAGTTTTGAAATTTTTAAATTTGCATTTTCTGACGAAGAGGTCGATTATGGACACATAGTTCAATTCGGAAGAACAGTTGGAAAAGAGAAAATTGAAAAAAATACACCTGTCTTAGAGGCAGTTACGCAGGGGAGCTTGGCGCAAAAGTTTAGATGTAGATCTATTAATAATGATGCACTTTCGAGACTGCCTTCACTGACTATAATAGAAGGTTTAACAGATAGCATAGTATCTCTTGCTAGAAGTAGCACAGTGGGATCCACTTCTGTATTTGCAAAATTCAAGCAAGGATTAGAGGCGGGAACACTAGATCCGGATCTAACAGACTTTAGCTACAGGCTAACTGTTGACTATCTTTTTGTTGGTGTGACAAATAGAGTTCCAGATAGCGTGGATACAAATAATGTTGCAGTGTATACAATTCCTGCAAACGCTGCAATAGATGCACAGAATCTTTCAACCGTAGGGATGACACTTTACGCAAAATCAGTTTCGTCTGATTTATTTTCTTCATACCAGCAGCAAGGCGCAAGTGTTGTTGAAAAAGTCGCAACAATTTCAGGTGTCAATTCCGGCGCGACAATAAGTTTTAGAATTCAGATATCATAATATTGAGGTAAAAGTGGCTACATTTAAAGAGCTTACAAATTCAGATAAGAAAACAACAAAGTCTTTTCTTAATCAGCTAGTAGATATAATTCAAGAGGACATATCAGGGTCCCTTACAAGAAAGACATATCAAGTATATGTTACAGGAGGTGTGGGTCCAGGAGTCACATCTTCTTTATTTCAGACAGTCTACGATCAAGATTTCACTCTTCAGACAGCAAACCCTGTTTTTGACTTAACTGTTGGTATATTTTCAGGAAGTTCATACGTAGCTTCTGCATCTTCTGGTGTAGACTCTACAGGAAAGGTGCTGTTTCCATCTAATTCATTAATGATGAGAGAAAAGATAGGCAACTATAGACAGTTCGCACAACTTCTTCTTGGAAACGCAGACTCCCAGTTTGCTGCACCCTACTCAGGATACACAACTACTGATGTCATAGATACAGCAATGTTTGTCTGCTTCAAGCGGTTATTTGCAAGAGACATGATTAAGAGAGAGTCTTTTGCAATGAGATTCTATACGTCAGCTTCTGCAACACCTCATCGTAATGCAGATAATAAGGAATGGGAAGGAACAAAGTGTGAAGAAAACCTTATAGTCACAACTGAGTCAGGATCTGCTATCTTTACAGACGTCGGGGCCTCTGCAAATCAGGAAAGCTCTTTTGGTGGTGCAGTCGGAAACATAGTAAACTCAGCAGATACTAATGCAACTGTTGGTCTAATGTTTTACGAGCAAGGAATTGGAATCTTTGATCTCAAGAAGATAATATCAGGATCTCAGCATGTCTCAGGTGTGATCGGAGCTATGAATGATCAAAATCCACAGTCTGTAGGTACAGGATATACTATTCTAGGATCACAAGATCTGGGTATGTCATCTAACCCTGCAGCAGCATTCATTCCAGACTTAATGGTGTCTGCTTCTGTAGACGACATAGTAAACCACTTTGCTTCATGCAGATTCAGCTCAGGATCAAATACTGCAATGACATTCCAAAACCTAACAAACATTAACTCAACGTTGATATTCTGCAGAGCTACGGCTGATGAGTTTAACTACTCTTCAAATCCAACATATACTGACACAACTACAAACAAGATTCGTGTCATAGAAACAGGACAGGAAAACACACAAAAGGCATTCTGTTTTATTACGACTGTTGGGCTTTATGACGCAGCAGACAATCTCTTGGCAGTGGCTAAGCTATCCAGACCAATAGAAAAGAATAACGAGAAGGATATAACGATCAGAGTTAGGCTAGACTTCTAACGGCAATGATTAATGTCCCTAATAAAAATTCTTCCAGAATATGTTGAAAAATTTTCACTAAGCCTTCATCCCGAAGTGAGGTATTTAAGCTCCTCATTTGAAGGTGCAACTGCACACCCAACTGGTTCAATGCCAGTTGCAGTCCGACCAAGCAAGTGCTTTAAGAACCTTACTGATCCATCACAGATGGGAGAAAATTCATTTGACGTAAATAGTGCTGGAGTCTCTGGATTCAATGAAGGCGACTTTTCTCTTGTGTCGAATCTTAAAGAGATAAATAAGACAGTAAAAAAAGCGTATGCAGATGGAACTTCTGCAAATGTATCCGGGTCTATAGCAAAATACATGGAGCTGGTCAATTCAGCATCTATTATAGCTAGAAACACCAAAAAGCTTCCGATAGTTCGATTTGATCCGCCGTTCTCATTTACAATGAACTCATCTGTAAAAAATTGTATAAGAAAAGTGCTAATGCCATTCTACTCAGCATACTATGATGTCTGTCAATTTTCTTATACTAATTACAACACGCTTAACTTTTTCACAGGCTCTCTTGTTCCGTCTGCATCTGCTATAATGTATCCTAACTTTGTAATAGGTGATAATCCTCGTCCATACTCACCCACTGGATCGTTTAGTCTTGACTTTTATATAAATCCCAGATATGCAAATGACTATAACGCTGAGTTCAAAGCAGGGACGATCATGCACATTTCATCGACATTTGCTTTGTCTCTCGTTTCGGGAACACTAAAAGATGGAAATGACACCGTAGATGGATATAGACTGCTTCTTCAGCTTAGCCACAGCGCAGATATAGCACCGTCCACTGTAGATCTATCTATTGCAAACAATAAAAGATCATATCCTCAAGATCTTATATTCACATCTAATGATAACTCACTAAGAAAAAATCACTGGCATCACGTATGTGTAAGGTGGGGAGGAAATGAAGTAAATGATGGAACAGGAAGCATCCACATAGATGACAAGCAATATTATTTTAATATACCCTCTTCCTCAATATTACCACCGTCGCACGTTAGTGCTAATGCCCTGTTTATTGGAAACTATTACGAAGCAGCAGATTCGGTTGATGAAGCAATGTTTTTCAATATAGATGCTGGCCAGAACGGCGGTGTGTATCCGTATGAGGCAGGGTACACTGATGATCCGCCATGGGGAACTTTTAAACTTGACCATCCGCTTAATGCAGAGGTACATGACTTAAAGATATTCAACGATTATATAAGCGGAAATAAGATAAAATATAATGAGAGCTTTGGTCAAAGATCAATGGGCTCAGAGATGAGCAGTGACAGACTTATGTTTTATCTACCACCGTTATTTACTCAAGCTAGCAAGACTCGTGACTCACTAATAACACCTTTTCAAACAGAGAAAAAGTGGACAAAGCATCCGTTTAATACAACATTTTCATTTGGTGTAGGTGGGTATCTAATCAACCTGCCAAATTTCTGTAGAGATTTCAAGGAAGGAAATTATCCTCGACTATATAATCTAACTGCTTCTACTATAGATACGACTGTTCTTGACATAACAGCAAATGGATATGTGTTTGGAACAGGCTCTATAAGAAAGGGAAATCTTACAATTCTTCCCAATGATAATGGAAGATTCATTCCAGACTATGATCTACTTAGGAGCGGATCAATCAACACTGATATGTCTACGTTTAAAAGTGTTCATGGCGGACTTGATCTAAGTATTATCAATGTTAATGAAATGATCCCGACATCATCTGCATATGCTGGTCTCGCAACAGTATCATCAAAGGGAGTCGCCGCTGCTGTAGCAGGATCAACTTTGACACTACCTGATGATACATCAAGTGAATCAATAGCATCACAAGTAGCAGGCGTCTCTCCAGATAGTATGGGCGGCGGATCTACGTCTACTAGCCAGGTTTTGACCATATATCAAAGAACACGCGATCCAAGTTCAAACGAAATCACTATTTTTGATATATCTAATCTCTATTATGGAAATAGAATTTCACCTGGATCTCTCTATATAACTGACCCTGATATGTCAGGATCAGGCGGAAAAGTAAAAGTTACTCTGAGAGACAATGAAAAAGGCGGATTATATAGAGCTGATGCCCTTACTAAACACCCAAGATGGGCAAATGTCGGAAATGTCTTATATAATGAGGGAGTTGCAATAATCAAATCTCCCCACGTTGCATATTTTGGAAAAAATAAGTTTGAAATGTCATTTAAAGGTGATCAGAATATACACATACTAACTGTGAGTATACCTGCAGGTGTAGGACTGTTTAATTCATCATCAAATCCTCAATATAAGGTCCTGTCTGCATCATCGGATGCATCTGATAAAGATCAAAAATTTGTTTATGTATCAGGCTTCAATTTACATGATGACAATCTTAATATTATAATGAGAGGTAATCTCGCCCAGCCAATAACCAAGAGAGAGCAGGACGAATTCTTAATAAAATTTAAAATGGATTTCTAGTGGCTAGCTTAAAAAATATAACAGAAGGATGGGTAAATTTTATCAAGTCCTCCCAGCCGAAAAGACTTTCAGAAGAAATGAAAATTATGGCTGAAAAGAGGGCAAATATTTGCAAGACTTGCCCGAGCCTTCTCTTTGCAGAATTTACTATTATGGGAAAAAATATCTTTAAGTATAAGTGTAAAGAGTGCGGGTGTGCATTTCCCATGATGACATATGCTAAATCAAAAAAGTGCCCAAAGGGAAAGTGGCCAGATGATACTGGGACTTGATATTTCAACAAGCTGTACAGGCTGGTGTGTTCTAGACAATGATAAGTTAGTTGATATCGGATTTATAAAGCTCAGATCTGGTGATAGCTTATTTGAAAAAGCAGAAATAGTAAGAAATAAAATATTAAAGATCAATAATCTCTACAGCATAGAGCGTGTCTATATAGAGGAAGATTTTCAATCCTATAGACCCGGTTTTTCATCTGCAAGAACCTTGTCTACTCTTTCAAAATTTAATGGAATAGTATCCTATACTTGTTTCAAGATCTTTGATGATTCTCCTGTATTCATTAATGTTAATCAGGCTAGAAAAAGCGTTGGAATAAAAGTAAAAAGAGAAAAAGTTTGTGGAAAATCTACAAAGCAGCAAATACTAGACTGGGTCTCAGATAGGCTTGACGGAACTAATCATGTGTGGCCAACAAAGATTTTAAAAAGCGGCCCTAGAAAAGGGCAGGAAGTATTAGAAATAGGATGTTATGATATGGCAGATGCATATGTCATCGCTGCATCTTCTATTCATATGAACATTTGAGATTTAGTTAGTATTTTTTTTATATGGAAACATTTTCATCAAAAATAAGGTTTGTAAGACAGGCTTTTGGTGAAGTAGAGATTGCTAGGGATAAAGTTAACGTTGCTACTTTTTGTCCATCGTGTGGCAGTGGATCAAATAAGAAAAAGAAGCTATCTATAAACTTAAATACTTGGAATTGTCATTGCTGGGTGTGCGGAGTTAAGGGTAAAGACTTAGGCTATATTCTATCTAAATACGTTAGTGCAGCACTTTCAAAAGAATTTAGAGTAAGATTTTTACATGAAAAAGTAGATAAAGTAGTCGATGAGATATCTGAAAAAATATCCTTACCTGAATCTTTTATTTCTCTTGCAACTAATTTCAAATCAAAAGATCCAGATATAAAATCTTGTTTTGATTATCTTTTAAAAAGAGGTATCGGACATAGGGATCTGTGGTATTTTAAAATAGGAACAGCGGCAAGCGGAAAATTTAGAAGAAGAGTCATAATACCCTCATTTGACCTTGATGGAGAGTTAAATTTTTTTACAGCTCGCGCAATAGATGATGACGTGTATAGAAAATATATAAATTCTAATGTCAAAAAGAGCACAATAATATTTAATGAATCTAATATAAACTGGAAAAAAGAGCTGACTCTTGTAGAGGGCCCATTCGACCTCCTCAAGTCAGGTCAAAATTCAACATGTCTCTTGGGATCAATACTCAGTAAGCACTCTTACTTATTCAAAAGAATAGCATCTAACAACACACCTGTTTTGCTTTGTCTAGATTCAGATGCAAGAGAGAAATCTTTTAAGATAGCTGATCTTCTAGCATCTTATTCATGTGACGTGAGGATAATGGATTTAGAAAGCTTTCACGATGCAGGTGAAATGTCAAAAAAAGATTTCGAAACACTACAGAACAAAGCAAGTAAGTGGACAAGAGAAGACTCTATAATGGAAAAGATCTCTTCAATAAGGACTGGATCGCTGTTTTAAACTAAATCCCATACACTAGCAAGATAAAATTTGTACATCAAAATTATATACAGCATAATTAAACTAATAGGTTGTGCTATGATTGCTTTTGTAGAGAAAGCACCCAGTGTGCCACAGGCAACAATTACGTGAGCTTAAAGAAATCTAAAACAGACACGGCATCTGATGCTAATGTTTTTACTGAGTTTGAAACTCTAACGATTCCAAGACAAAATCCAGCGGTTCCCAGACACCGACGATTTCTCGTCACTTTAGGAAAATGCACCGCCACCTTGATGTCACCATCCTGGGCTATGAAAGGCAGATGCGGTTATTATACGCATGGATGCACTTGTGGATTAAACTCAACAGCTTTTCGCGCAGGAGATGAGATATCCATAATAAAAAGTCTCTGGAATAATATTTTTCCAAAAAGTAGTCCAGAATTAATACTAGATATTGGATCAAATATTGGAATTTACTCTATTGTGTTTTCTTATGCGTTTAGAGATTGTGAAATTATAGGATTTGAACCAGTTCGTGATAATTTTGAAAAATCACTAGCTAATATTAGAGCCAATAATCTTGACAATATAAAGATACACAATGTCGGGATCGGTCCAAATAGTGAAAATAGGAAAGTATATTTGCCCAATAGAGAAGCCAGAATAAATTCGGGCCTGTATACAGTAAATAAGCCCCCAATCAGCTTTGAAGAAATAGAGTGTAGATTTTCTAGACTTGAAAAAATTATTGGAAATAAAAAATCACCTGATATTATTAAGATTGACGTCGAAGGCGCTGAAAGAGAGATAATTGACTCTCATAGGGATTTTTTTAAAGATTGTAAACTTATTCATATAGAGCAGCCTTACAGTGATAAGTCAAAAAATATATCACATAATAACAACCCCGTTAGCGATCTACTTAGAGGGCTAGGCTTCCATATCATACTAAATCTCAAGAATAACGCTATATGGTCTAGAAAGCTTCCCTCGACCTTTAGTGTTGTTAGAGACTTCGGCACTAAGCCAAAACGATATAAAGATTCTATTGCATCGCGAAGACGCACAAAGAGAGAGAAATGAAAATTATTCATATAGCTGATATTCACTGGAGGGGTTTATCTAGACATGATGAATATAGAGAGTCTTTTTCTCAATTTTTTGACCAGGCTAGAGAGCTTGAGCCTGATATAATCTATATTGGCGGAGATATAGTCCACAGTAAGACGCAGGGTATATCCCCAGAGCTCATAGATTGTCTCTGTTGGTGGTTTAGCTCACTAGCTGACATTGCACCCACCCACGTAATTCTTGGCAACCATGACGGCCTGGTGCTTAACAATGACAGACAGGATGCCATCTCTCCTATCTTGTCAGCTTTAAACAATCCTAACATACACCTCTATAAGGATTCGGGTGTTTATCCTATTAAAGGGTACGAAGATTTTAACTGGTGTGTGTTCTCATGCTTTGATGAAGACGGCTGGAAAAACGTAAAGCCAGAAGAAGATAAGGTAAACATAGCATTATTTCACGGTGCGGTGTGGGGATCAAAGACAGATATCAACTTTAGCCTCGAAGGAGAGGTTACAGATGACTTTTTTGATCAATTTGATTTCGCTTTGCTTGGAGATATTCACAAGACTCAATTTTTAAATGAAGATCGAACCATGGCCTACCCAGGGTCTACAATTCAACAAAACTACGGAGAAAATATAGACAAAGGATTTTTATTTTGGGATATTAAAGATAGAAATAATTTTACCAGCAAGTTCTATCAGATTCTTCATACAAAGCCTTTTGTTACAATTGATTGGAAAGGAGACGTAGAGTCTACTGTAGACGAGTCTTTTAGCTATCCAGACAGAGCTAGATTTAGAATAAGATCTAAAAACCAGATATCTCAGGCAGAAAGCACTCAACTGTATCACGCTTTAAAAAGAGAAAAAGATGCAACAGAGGTTGTATTTAAATCTGATTCATCTTTTGATGTTTCAAAAATAACAACGTCAGCCGGGTCGCTGAGTAAAGACAATCTTAGAGACCCAGCAACACACAAGAATCTTGTAAAAGAGTTTTATTCAGACTCTGAGATTTCTGATGAAGAGTTTGACAATTTAGAACAATTAATTGACAAATACATTTCGCAAGTGACTGACGAAAAAGATACACTGAGAAATACAAGATGGGAAATTAATTCGATTAACTTTGATAACTTATTTGCGTACGGGAGCGGTAATTTTGTTAATTTTAAAAATCTTACTGGTATAACTGGTATTTTTGGAAAAAATAGAAAAGGTAAATCATCTATTATCGGTGCTTTAATGTACGGGTTATTCAACACTACTGACAGGGGATCTATAAAAAATCTTCATATAATGAATAGCAGGAAAAATAATTGTAGTGCAACTATAGACATCACACTCAATGGAGACCCTATGCGGATAGAAAGAGAAACAATCTCTCACCAGACTAGAAAAGGTGAGGTCTATGCATCAACTTCTTTGCATTTGAAAAAAGCATCAATAGTTGACGGATATTATGAGAATATAACAGAAGAGCAAAGAAGGGAAACAGAGAAAATATTAAGAAAAATGATAGGGACGCCTGAAGATTTTCTAATGACATCTTTGGCATCACAGGGAGAAATGAATACATTTATTCGTGAGAAAGCAACTGCAAGAAAAGCTATTTTAACTAAGTTTTTAGATCTCGTTGTCTTTGAAAAAATGCATGACATAGCAAAGTCTGAATCATCAGAGATAAGATCTCGTGCCAAGATATACCCAAGCATAGACTACGACGAAGAGATAGACAATAGGAAGTTTGATATACTTGATCTGGAAAAGAAAATAGAAAAAATAGAAAAAGATATTTCTAAAAAAAGAAATTTTTTAAAAGATCTCAATATAGAGCTAGCAACCTCTAGTAACCCAGATATTATAACAAGTACAGATTATGAAAATCAGAAACAAATAGTTGTCGACTTAGACGAGAAGATTAAAAATGTCGAAAAGTCAAAAAGAAATATTTTAAAAAAAATAGACACAGCAAGAGAGAAAAAAGAAAAAATAGATCTTGTCAAGTCTGATTTTTCAATAGAAAATTTAAAGTTCAAGCTAGATATTCAAAAAGATCTTGAAAAATCTGTACTGGAATTAAACTATGCATATGAAAAGAGCAAGAGTGAATTAAAAAGACAAAAGAAGTCAGTTAAAAAACTATCAGAAGTCCCGTGTGGGACTAGTTTTCTTTCTTGTAAATTTATAAAAGATTCTCATCAAGATAAAAAGACTATAAATGATCAAAATAAAATCGTAAAAAAATCACTACAGTCACTTAGTGAGATAAAGAAGTCTCTATCTGTAGTCATCGCAGAAGAGATAGAGGAGAAAATTTTAAAACACGATGCTTTTGCTAAAAAGCAGACAGATCTATCTCTTGAAATCTCTAATTTACAAATATCACTAAATGATATTTTGAATGAAGAAAAGTATATTGCAGAATCTATTCATGAAGAAATAGAGACATTACAAGATATGAAAGATCGAGTAGTGTATTCCAAAGATAATCATTCATATATCGCAAGGGAAAAAATCTCATCTCTAGAAAGTGAAATAAAAACAGATGATAAAGAAAGATTAAAAAAGTTTGAAAATGTTGCAAAGCTAAGAGTTCAAATAGAAAAGATTAAAAAAGACAGAAAAGACCTGAAAAAGATTAAAAAAGACCTAAGAGTGTATGATCTTTTTATACAGGCAGTATCCAAAACAGGGATTCCTCTTCAGATAATGATGTCACAGCTTCCGGTAATTAATGCTGAAATATCAAAGATTCTGCAAGGCGTAGCTGGATTTACTGTCGAGCTTGAAGCAGATTCAGATTCAAATTCAATGGATATCTATATAAACTACGGAGACTCAAGAAGAATTATTGAATTAGCTTCTGGAATGGAAAAAATGATGTCATCTTTGGCAATTAGAGTTGCACTTATAAATGTTTCATCTCTTACTAAAACAAATATGTTAATCATAGATGAGGGTTTTGGTGCATTGGATGAAACTAATATTGAAGCATGCAGTAGATTATTAGAGTCACTTAAGAAGTGGTTTAAAAATATAATAATAATATCACACGTTGATGCAATTAAAGATGCTGTTGACAATTTGCTGGAGATAACAAAAAATGGAAAAGACGCAAAAGTCTATCACGGATAGTGATGATACAGGATTTTCTGTCACTATAGACGAAAATTTTTCTCAATCAGCGTTTTTTTGCCCAATATGTGATTTTATTATGAATAAACTAGAAGATCCAGAATTTTATCAAGACTTTGGGTGCTGTTCTGAATGTGGAATGAAGTTCGCGCAGCCAAGAAGAGCTGACTGGAAAAAAGGATGGAGACCATCCAAAATCGAAGTAGATAGTCAAAAGATAACAATTGAAAATCAACCACTAAATTTATTTTTAGTTGATGGGCATAATTAGTATTGGGAGTAATTTATTATGTTAAGCACAAGTGAAATTAATGCCTTGGGACAGATTCTCAATGATACATGGGGACAGTCAACATTAGGGAATTTTAGAAATTCAACAATGGCTATGAATACGGCTCTTTCTGGAGACAGCTTATCGTGTAACTATACCACTGTCGTACACCTGGCTTCTGAAAGAAATCTAAGAGATCAAGTCAAAGTATTTGAAGATGAATCTATTAAGTTGACAAGTGACTATGTGAAAATTATTAAAAAAGAATTTAAAGAATCAACTGGAAGAGCACTAAAGGTAAAAGAATCTGGAACGTCTGATAGTGTTGAGATGATAACCACGTCTCCATTTTCACCTAGAAAGACTGCCTACTATAAAAGATTTACAAGGTTCAAGGTTGAATAATGTCCAAAATTAACAAATCGAGGCAGGTAGCTGAGATTGTTAAGTGTGGAAAAGATCCTGTATATTTTTTCAACTCTTACATGAAGATCCAGCATCCGGTAAGAGGGCTAATAAAGTTTAATACGTATCCCTTTCAGGATGATTGCGTCGAGACATTTAATAGTGAAAGATTCTCTATAATTTTAAAATCTAGACAGCTTGGAATGTCTACGCTTTCTGCGGGTTATGCTGTGTGGCTCGCTCTTTTCCAGAGAGATAAAAATATATTAGTTATTGCAACAAAGCTGAGTGTCGCACAAAACTTTATAACAAAAGTGAAGACCATGATAAGAAGTCTTCCAAGCTGGCTAGTTTTGCCAGAAATTATTACAAACAATAAGCAGCTATTGGAGTTTAGTCACGGGTCCTCTATAAAGGCCATACCAACATCAGACGACGCTGGTAGATCTGAAGCACTTTCCCTTCTTATTATAGATGAGGCAGCGTTTGTAAGAAATTTTGACTCTTTGTGGATGGGGCTCTATCCTACAATTTCTACAGGAGGTAGAGTTATAATTTTATCAACTCCAAACGGAGTAGGCGGACAATATTACAAGCTCTACACAGATGCAGAAGCTGGTTTAAATGAGTTTACACCAATAAAAATTCCGTGGGATGTACATCCTGAGAGAGACAAAGAGTGGTTTGATGAAACGACAAAAAATCTTTCTGATAGGCAGATTTCACAAGAGTACCTTTGCGATTTCGCGTCTTCTGGCGATACGTTTTTATCTTCAAATGACATAGAGTGGGTAAGAGAGGCATGTATTCCTCCTAAAGATAGGCTGGGTGTAGATAGAAATGTATGGGTGTGGAAGTATCCGCTTTCTGAGCATAGCTACGTAATTTCTGCAGATGTAGCAAGAGGAGACTCTCGAGACTATTCTACATTTCATATAATTGATTTAAATGCAGGAGAATGTGTAGCAGAGTATAAAGGAAAAATACCCCCTGATAGATTTGGTGAGCTTTTAAATGAATTTGGATTAAAATACAATAAAGCGCTTTTGTGTCCAGAAAACAATAGTTATGGATATGCTACTATCATAAAGCTAAAAGAGCTACAATATCCAAACCTTTACTATAAAAGAAGAAAATCAGTCTTTATTGGAGACTATGTTCCCAAGGCGGAAAGTGATATTGCAGGTTTTACAACAAGCGGAAAAACACGTAATTTAATATTAACAAAACTTGAAGAAGTTATAAGAAACAAGGAAGTTAATATTTATTCAACTAGGTTCTATGAAGAATTAAAAACATTTGTGTGGAAAGGAAACAAGGCACAGGCTATGAAGGGATACAATGATGATCTTGTTATGAGCTTTGCCATTGGGATGTGGATGTATGATTCATCTTCTGAATATGGTAAAAATTCTAAAGAACTTAACTCTGCAATGTTGAAGGCTATGAAGATGACAAGAAATACATATGATGATATGCCTGGAGCAATTACCGAGGGTCGCCCGCATAGTGCTACATCTAGAAACCCAACTGATAATCCTAACAATGTAAAAAAGTCACCTCTTTCTCCTGGCTGGAATAAAAAGCTCCAGCTTCTAAAGGATTGGGATTGGGTAATTAAGTGAGATCTTAAATGGCAGATATGAATTCACAGGGTCTTTTTAGAAGACTAACACAACTTTTTAGAAGTGGACCAGTTATAAAGAGAAAGGTGAGAGACTTCGAGTCATCATCAAAAACTTCGTCTGCATTCGAGATGTTCAGAAAGACTCAGAGCCATGTCTACAGCACTGCTATGAGCGCGTACGGCACTTATGATAGAATGGCGAGATATTCAGATTTCAGTGAAATGGAATACACGCCTGAGATAAGCTCGGCCCTAGATATCTACGCAGAAGAGACTGTGGCGTCAGATGAGCATGGAAAAGTTTTACACATTCATTCTGAAAATCCAACTATTCAAAAGCTTTTAGATGAAGTTTTTTATGACATATTGAATGTCGAATTTAATCTTACAGCGTGGGTCAGAAATCTGTGTAAATATGGTGATTTCTTTCTTTTTAATGATGTTGATCCAGAATATGGCATTATTAACGGATATCCCATGCCAGTCAATGAGGTTGAGCGTGAAGAGGGGTTTGATCCCACAGATCCCATGGCTGTGAGGTTTAGGTGGGTTACGCAGGGAAATCAAGTTCTTGAGAATTGGCAGGTGTGCCATATGAGAGTTTTAGGAAATGATGCATTTCTTCCATACGGATCTTCTGTTCTTGAAGCAGCTAGGAGAATATGGAGACAGCTAATCCTTGTTGAAGATGCGATGCTAGTTTATCGTGTTGTAAGATCTCCAGAGAGAAGAGTTTTTTACGTAGATGTAGGAAATGTTCCTCCTGAAGAAATTCCCAACTACATGGAGCAGGTCCAGTCCACGCTTAAGAAGGCCCAGGTTGTCAATAGAGAGACAGGCAGAGTAGATCTGAGATATAATCCACTAAGTGTAGATGAGGATTATTACCTTCCAGTCCGAGGATCAGAATCGGGAACAAAAATCGATACGCTTGCTGGCGGAGCGAATGCCACAGCAATCGAAGATGTAGAATATATTCAGAAGAAACTATTTGCTGCATTAAAAATACCTAAAGCATATCTTGGTTATGATGAAGGCCTGGGAGCAAAAGCAACGCTTTCTCAAGAAGATATAAGGTTTTCACGAACCATTAATAGGATACAGAGAACAGTTATAGCAGAGCTTAATAAGCTAGCAATAATTCACTTATTTTGCAATGGATTTGAAGGTGAAGACTTGTTAGACTTTGCTCTACAGCTATCCAATCCGTCAACAATAGCACAGCAGCAAAAGCTAGAGCTCTATAGAACACGATTTGAAATTGCTACAAGTGCAGCAGGCGTCGAAGGACTGGTAAGTAGAGACTGGGTAAGAAAAAAGCTATTTAGCATGACCGACGATGATATCAAGACAGTAAGAGATCAGAGAATAGATGACAAGATGGAAGATCTTGAAATCGAAGCCGTCAAGCTGCCTACACCAGAAGGTGAAGAAGCAGGCGGTGCAGGTGAAGCAGGCGAAGATATCGGAATCGAGGAAGAGGGAGAAGATCTAGAAGTTGCATCTGATGACATGAACACAAGAGGCCTGCCGCTTCTTACAAACGACAGCACATTTAGTTTAAAAAATCTTTCAATAAGTGACATCAGTGCGCCAATCAAAGCGCAAAATAACGTCAATCAAATATCAGAATTGTTTGCTGATGATGAAAAACTACTAGAAGACGAAACCCCAGCTCAGAAAGATATAGCAAACAGCAAGAGAAGAAATAAAAAAGGATATTCAGACACAGATCACCTAAAGCTAGTCTCTTCAGATCCTAAAGATGCTTCTGATTCTATATCACATCCTGATGGTGAAAAACTTAGAAAACAAAAAGAAAAAAGCGAAAGGAAAAAAGATATAAATCCTGCTCGTGATCTTCATAAGTTTTCTAGACTATCAGAATATGATGACTTTATTACAGGTTTTATAGACGATAAGATGGATATTCAAACAAGAATGACATCTCAGATACGTTCTACGTTAAAATCCCTTGAGACTAAAATAGGTAATAACAGTAGAGTAATTTCTGAATCAGAAGATTCACAAGAAGAGGAGATATAGTTCATGCCAAAATCTCACAACAAGAAAAGAAATGTAGGGATTATTTATGAGCTGATGCTAAGAAGTATTTCAAACTCACTAATAAATGATGACAAAAAATCAGCACAAAAAGCGCTAGATATTATAGCTAAAAGATTTGATAAATCTACAGAAGTATATAAAGAATTCAGGCTTTTTAATGCACTTGCAAAATCAACTGTTAGTAGTTCTGCAGCAACAGCGGGAATTTTGATGGAGGCTAAAAATGCAGCAAGAAGGTGCAATACTTCAAAATTAACAAAAGAGAAATCAGCTCTTATACGGGACATAAACTATAATCTTGGAGATTCTAGCTTTTATCATAGAAGAGTGCCTGAGTATACAACATATGCTACAATTCAAACTCTTCTAAACGATTGGAGAAAAAACGATCAAGCAGATCTTACAAGAGTTATTCAATATGAATCAAAAGTAGCAGAACATCTTCTTTCTGAAAAAATTGAGCCAGACCTTGACAAGTGTGTAGACAGCGATGTAAACTCGCTAGTTGTCAATATAATGACAGAAAAAATTAATAAAAAGTATAGTGGAAAATTTAGTGATGATCAAAGAGATGTGATACAAGATTATATATTTTCTCTATCTGATGTAAAAAATGACAGAATACACTTGAAATTAAACGAGATAAAAGATAGAACACTTGTTGATTTAGATTCATTTAAAAGCCAGACTAAGAATTCTATACTTCTTGAAAAAGTTAGTGAAGTTAGAAATAAGATTATTAGTGAATCATTTGATGAAATCAACGATAGCTCTATTTCAAGATTTTTAATTCTAATGCAGCTCCAGGAAGAGCTCGCCGGGGTGATTAATGAGTGAAAATTTAAAACTATTAACAGAGTGGACGCCTCTCTCTTATACAGCAGAGATGATAAAAGAGTCTAAGGACTTAAACTCTGGAAAGATAATGCTAAAAGGAGTATTGCAACGATGTAATACTTTAAATCAAAATGGTCGAATTTATCCGAGATCTGTTTTGCAGAGAGAAGTTACAAATTATCAAAAATTTATATCTGAAAACAGGGCCCTTGGTGAATGTGATCACCCGGATTCATCAGTCGTAGAGCTTAAAAATGTATCTCATATAGTTAGGCAAGCAAGTATGGATGGAGACAACCTTATTGGAGTTATTGAAATTCTCGATACGCCGAGCGGAAAAATATTAAAAAGTCTCATAGAAGCAGGTGTGACTTTGGGAATATCTTCAAGAGGTGTAGGGTCAACTACAAAAGAAGGTGATACCCAGATAGTTCAAGATGATTTTCAATTGATTTGTTTCGACATGGTGAGTGAGCCTTCTACACCTGGTGCATTCATGATGAGAGAAGGCAAAGAGATATCAAGAAAAGATCTTGATAAGCATTTTACACAAACAGACAGAATAGATAGGATTTTTAACGATATCTTGTCTTGGTGAGAAAATGGCAAAATTAACTAGAATAGCTATAAAATCAATTGTTAAAGAGTGTCTTATAGAGATATTACAGGAAGGCCTCATGAGCAAAGAGGTCGCACCTCTAAAAGAGTCTATTAGGAATACTTCCCATGCTCACATCTCTGAAAATAGAAAAAAAAGAAGAATGAGCGAAGAGCATTCACGTAGGCTAGGTCTAGACAAGATAGGGCATGCAGGTAAAAAAAGAGTGTCTAACGAAAGCTTTGAAAATAGTGTAAAGGAAACTGCAAAAAGTCTGACATCAGATCCGGTTTTATCATCGATTCTAGAAGATACAGCAAAGACGACGCTCCAGGAGCAGATTGTAGCTGAACAAAGTGGTCCAAATGGAATTAGTATTCCTACATCTATGGCAGGCGATGAAGCAGCTAGAACCGTCGCTATGTCAACTCCAGAGGATCTTTTTGGAGACTCAGCAGGAAAATGGGCAGATCTTGCTTTTTCCGGTCCAGTTAATAGACCGCAAAATTAGACAATCATTTGTCTAATTTATTAGACAGACGTATATGTATTAGTGTTATCTTGGAGGATTAAATGTCTAAAAAGCTCACTTTCAAAGATCTCAAGCGCATAGTGCTTGAAGAAAAGAAAAAGATTGAAAAAAAAGTCGTGACATCAGTTGATGACGTCGAGACAGTTGACGACGCCTGGGCTGGCGGCGAAAATCTTGTTAATAAGATAGATTTTATTAAAAAGCTAGGAATAAAAGAGTCAAAGCTAAGAATCAGGGCGAACAAGATATCTAAAATACGATCAGAAATAAAAAAGAGGATAGTAAAAGGGCTATAATAGATTATGTCTGAACTTGATCCACTACCAGAAGGATATCACTCGAGAGGTCAAACCATGGTTGAGCCAGATCCTCCGCGCGAGGGATATGCTTCTAACGGGACGCTAGTAGGGTATAGAAATGACGCAATACTTAAAGGATCGTTTCCCAACTCTCCCATAATGTGGTCAGATGACTCTGGTAAACTTTTAACTGATAAGAAGCTGACTAAGCTATATAGAAGGACACTTGCAACGGGAGTTGAAAAAGGGTATCTTTTTCCAGAAGGAGTGCAGTTTAACTATGTAAATGCACCTAATATGAGTGATGTGGGCCCTGCTGGCCAAGCTGGTGGCGATGGAAAACCCGTCGGTGGTCAAACAGAGGACGGTTCTGCGTGGCCAGTACCGACACCTGTTAATGCTCTAGGGCCAGCTGTAGGAGGTACTTTTGGAATAGGTGCAAGCCCAACAGATCAGCGCCCCTATGATTTCGATGGAGGAGTTCCAAAGCAAAAATCTATTAATTTTGGGGCTGGGCCGTCTTCACCCGTAAACCCGTCAGATTCATCAGCTGATACTGCAGATCAAGATTTTACAGATTTACAGCTAGGAAAATCAAATTCTCTAAGAATTGGATCATATACACCGTCTGATGACACTGGAGGGTCATGATGCCTAGCGAAAATCAAATAATAGTTGAGCTTATACCAACTACTGTGGGTGGTGCTCTCGGAGAGAGAGACGAGAAAAAAACTAAGGCATCTTTTGTGGGCTGCCCTACATTTGAAGGAGACTATAGCATTGATGACAAGGTTAGGCTAGTATATGTCCAACAAGCTCTAAAAGCTTCAGAAGTAGACGGATACGGATTCTCTAGCTTTAATACAGACTATTTGGCAAATGGTGCACCTGACCTAAGCACTTGCGTCGATTCGGGCGCTGATAACTCTGGAGGACCTCAGCTAGGGAAGGCACTAACTCCTAATGATGAAGAGACAAAAAACTGGCCAATACCTAATCCAGCATCTGCGGTAGATGCAACTTGGACGCTACAGCCAAAACCAGACTATAATAACGATGCTGACAAGCCCAAACAGAGAAATATAAACTACGGCAGCGGTCCAGTTGGACCACAAAGCCCAAGTGACACGTCTGGAATTATTGCTAGGCAACTTCCGTGGACTCTATCACCAGGATCTTCAACATAGTTGAGTTGTTTTTTTTCTTGCATCATACTTATATTATGAACCCGTAAGGAGATTTAAAAATGGCATCACAGCCCCAAACAATAGTACAGCCCGCAGCTCCCGTAGATCGGCCTTATGGGTCGAGAAACGAAGGCAATATACAGGCAGCTTTTCCCACATCACCGCTATACACAGATTATAATGATGATTCTGCTGTAAAGGAGATATATCAATCTACTGTTCTTGACGGAACTGTTACAAACGGCCTCGGCTTTCCTAATTTTAATCCAGAATATACAGCGAACGGATCTCCTAGTTTTGATAATGTGGACACGGGCGGTGAAGGCAAGCCAGCAACTCCATACACACCTAATCCAGCGTCTCCTGGTGCTGGTAGCACAAATGCCGCTGATCAGCCAGAATTTACAGGAACTATTCCAGATAGCTCACCTGAATTCGGGTCTGGTTTAGGTGGGCTTGTCTCTCCAAGCATAACAAGTGCAGAGATACAATCACAAACTTTAGGATCATATGGGCTTGGAAAATCTTTCGCCGGATCTAATGGTAAACAATAGGTCGTAATGACTAAAAGACTTTACTATAATCAAGCATCTGCTACGGGTGATCCAAGAACTGGTCACGGATATGGTAAGGCACAAAAGATTCCTAGCATGGGAAGCGGCCAGGGATCTGAGAGACCCATGAGTTCATCTGAAACTGGAATTTATAGAGCAGGGCCATCTTATAGTGAAGAAGACGATGAAGACGAAGATGATATTTTTGACGATAAGCCAGAAACTGATAAATTTGTAAGGATGATAAATAAACAATCTAACTATAGCTCTGACCAAGGATTCTGGCCAAGGGCTGATAGAGGTTCTCTTGGTCAAACTAGCATAGGATGGGGGCTAGGGTTGGGTGCAACAGGAATAGGTGAAGCTGCTGCAGCAGTAAGATCTACAGGTCTTAGTCTTCCAAGGGCAAAAGGGCAAAGACTGCCAAAAGCTAGCAAAAGCATAGCTCCTTTCTCTGCAGCAGTATTATATCCTCGCGGATTTGACGGTCCGCCACTGGGATCGGGAGGTGCAGGACAGGCATTTAATACAACAGGCCCTTATAAAAGAACAGGAACACAGTATGGATCATCTCGGGCGCCATTGTCTCAGCCTGAAGAAGAAGAATTTCCGCTCATGAACTATGACGATATTATCGACATGGATGCAGGAGAAAGATCAATACTTCGTCAGAGAATAAAGATAATGAGACTATTAAATAAAATAGATGAGATCGATTCTGATGAAATTTAAAATTCAGCATAATAATTAAATACTAAGAGGGTACTTATGTCAAATACCATTTATACAGATGCAATAGCAGAAGCTAAGCTTTTAAAAGAAACTGCAGAACAAAATGCAAAAAATGCTATAATCGAAGCAGTAACGCCAAGAATTAGAAGTTTTATTGAAGATCAGCTTCTTGGAAATAATCAAGTTGACAAATCTTATGATCATGACATTCTTGAATCAGTTGCTTCTGATATCGTCGGCGAATCTTCTATAGATGAAGTTATGCTCGACGAAAGTGCTCTCGTGTCACTTTTAGAGGTATTTGGCGGAAAAGAAATATCAAGTCTCGCAACAGAATCTTCTGTAAAAGATGCCTTACGCGAGTCATTTGTGTCTCTAGGCGCTGCTGAAAGGCAAAAATTGATACAGGTAGCCAATAAACTTAACCAAAACATAGATCTTTTTACAGATGACATAATACCTAATGATGTACACATTCAACAGGAGAGCTCTAGAATGTCAGCAAATAAAGATAGACTTTACGAGGTTGATCTCGATGAATTAGCAGAGATGGCTGCAGCAATGATGGCAGAAGAGGATCATGATGAAGTTGAGTTAGAAGAATTGGAAGGCGGTCCAGAGGTGGAGCCGCAAGATGAAGATGACAAACTTGATGAAATAATGAGTATCCTGGGTCTTGGTCATCTCAACGAAGACAAGATTGAAATTGATCTAGGCGACGCAGAGCTTCCTGATGATATTCAGCTTGCAGCGAGACTTGTTCTTGATGACGAAGATGAAGAAGAAGTTGAAGTTGAAGATGAGGAAGAGATAGAACTCCCAGATGAAGGTGGCGAGCTCGAAGATCTCGATGAGGTATTTGATATCGATCCTGGAATGCTTCGGTCTGAAATCAGAAGACTTAAGATAGGCATCTCAGAAGCCAAGGAGCTCGCAAAGTTAAAAGGTATTAAAAATGACATGGCCCACAGCTGGGGAGGAAAAGGATCCTCAGGTGCTGGAGTTAAAGGAGCATACGGTGGCTCTGGAACTGGCAAGGCCGGTGTCGATGGTTCATATGGTGGAGGCAAGGCTTCTGGCGATCCGTTAAAGGTTACGCTTAACAAGCTTTCTGAAGCTGTGAAAAATGAGAGACGCAAGAATCGATCTCTCGCAAATAGGCTCAGTGAATACAGAAGTGCAGTTGAAACACTTCGTGAGCAATTGACAGATCTCAATCTGTTTAACGCAAAGCTTCTCTATGTTAATAAGCTGTTGCAAAACAAGGACGTCTCATCCTCGCAGAGGAAAACCGTCGTTGAGTCAATTGACAACGCAAAAAGTCTAAGAGAAGTTAAGTTAGTTTATAAAACTTTGACAGAATCCTTTTCGAAGGGTAGTGGCGGAGCTTTAAGAGAATCTGCGACACGACGCGCACTCGGTTCATCTTCAAGAGTTGCAGGAAGATCATCATCTGACTCTGCAGCAACAGAGGTAAATCGATGGGCAGTGCTTGCAGGAATTAATAACAACGAATAAGAACAACTGCACAAATAAAACATAAAGGAGTTATAATGTCTAAGTCGTTCACACTTAATCAGCTAACCGAAGGTATTCGCGAAAGAAACGTGGGTGCCGATGGTATGCGATTAGTGGAAAAGTGGACTCGAACGGGTCTACTCCGCGGTCTACAGGACCATGGTCGCGAGACGATGTCTCGCTTGCTTGAAAATCAGGCTTCACAGCTGCTTAAAGAGCAAAGCTCAATAAGCTCCGGTGGTGGTAACCTTACTTCCTCTGGCGATCTTCGCGGTTTCACAAATATCGCATTCCCAATCGTTCGTCGAGTTTTCGGCGGATTAATTTCAAATGAACTTGTTTCCATCCAGCCAATGAGCCTTCCTTCTGGTCTGCTTTTCTATCTGGATTATACATACGGATCCAATGTCGGTGGTGACGCAAGCCTTACAACAGGCAATGCAGGTACCCTTGATACTGAGCAGTATGCTAGAGGACAGTCAATTTACAACATGCCACCAGGTAAAGGTGTCCGTTCCGGATCTCTTGCTGTTGGCGGTCAGTATGACCTTGTTGGAACGACATATTCTAAGGTTCATAAGACATCAACGAGCCTATCGCTTCTTGCGTCAGGCGCGTATAATGGCGGCTCAACAATATCAAACGGAGCTTATCTATGGTCAACAGGTTCTGATGGAAAGGCGCTTCAGTTCGATCCACAGGTCACAAACTTGATTGAAGATAACCTTTCTAGCACAACACCTGCATCACTTGGTATGTTCCAGCTGCTTGTTGTTAATCTTACGACCGGGTTCCCGACAGATGCCGACCTTAGTCAAATCAAGGGATTTGGATTGTTCACTAACTCTGGAACAGGCGGACGCACGATTGTTTCAGATGCAACGTTGCACGAGATAGGACCATCCGATAAGATTCAGAATGGTAAGGGTATTCTTAACATTCGTCGTCTTAATCAGCTTGGTACATATGTGGGAAGTAAGTTCACACCTGATCCAATGGTAACAACAAGCACAGCTAATGCTGCTTTGCTTCTTGTCATATCTGGAACTCTACGTCAGCCAACTGGTACAACAACTGCTAACAACCTCACCGGTTCTTACGTTATAGCTCCAAGTCTTGATGTTGAATCTGGTGTTGGATCAACGTTAACGATTCCAACATTTGAGTCTAACTTCGGCACTTCTCCATCTCCAGTCATCCCAGAGATCGACATAAAGATTGAGTCAATTGCTGTTACAGCTCAGACACGTAAGCTTCGTGCTCGTTGGTCACCAGAGCTTGCTCAGGACTTGAATGCTTACCACAGCCTTGACGCTGAGGTTGAGCTTACTCAGATCCTCTCTGAGCAGATCGCACTTGAGATTGATCGCGAGATCCTCAATGATCTTCTTAGTGAAGCTAAGGGTGCTAACTATTACTGGTCAAGAATGCCAGGTAAGTTCGTTAATAAGACAAGCGGTACAGAGCAGACTAAGTCTTCGACATTGGCTGCTGGTCCTGCATTCACTGGTACAGTTCGTGAGTGGTACGAGACCCTGGTTGAGACAATCATTGATGTAGCAAACCAGATTCATCGTAAGACGTTGCGCGGCTCAGCCAACTTCGTTGTGACCTCACCAGAGGTTTCCACCGTCTTTGAGGCTTCAGTACTCTATAAGCCGAACATAAGCATGGATGGACAAGGGCAGATGGGTAATCCATTCACCCTAGGCGCAACTCCGGTTGGTTCTCTTAGTAATCGCTTCACAGTCTATAAGGATCCTTACTTCCCTCGGAATAAGATCCTCGTTGGCTACAAGGGCGGTAGCTATCTTGAGACAGGCTATGTATATGCACCATACGTTCCNCTGATCGTTACACCTACGATCTTCGCACCGGAAGATTTCACACCCCGTAAGGGCGTGATGACTCGATACGGTAAGAAGATGGTTCGTGCTGACTTCTACGGAACAGTTACGGTTATGGATCTCAATGTGATCTAAACCTAGCTTGGTTGATAAATATCGGGGTGCCCCTTTCTGGGGCACCCCTTTTTATTTTTATTATTCTATGTATATACTTTGTTTATGATAGTTTGTCACAGCAAAAAATTTATATTTTTTAAACCTCTAAAGACAGCAGGCTCTAGCATAGAGGCGGCACTTGTTAATGTTTGTGATAAAGATGATCTTATAGTTCAAAGTTCTCACAAAGGTGAGACGCAGCTAATACCAGACAGAAATAATCTAGATCATTCCACTGGGCTTTTAAGATTTGAAACACATGAATCACCAGAGATATTTTTTGAAAAAACTAAGTCTGCAAACTGGGACGAGTATACTAAGATAGCTGTAATTAGAAACCCCTGGGACCTCTGTGTTTCATACTGGTGGTGGACAATAAGTGAATATAGGCCCCCGAAAAATAGAATACCCACGCTGGGCGATACGCCTATAGAAATAAAGAGAAAGTTTAGCTTA